AAACCAGACTTTAGAGAGTCTAATAGATTGTTCTTTATATTTTGGGAGGCTTGTAAGGCTGACCACAGAAGCTACGGGATGTGCTACTTAAAGAATAGACGCTCTGGTTTTTCTTTTATGTCATCAGCAGAAACTGTAAACTTAGCAACACTATCTAGTGACTCAAGGTTTGGTATACTGTCTAAGACAGGACCCGATGCTAAGAAGATGTTTACAGACAAGGTGGTTCCAATATCGGTAAACTACCCGTTCTTCTTCAAACCCATACAGGATGGTATGGATAGACCTAAGACAGAGCTTGCGTACCGTGTACCAGCTTCTAAGTTTACTAGAAAGAAGCTAGACACAAATACTCAAGTTGAAGACATTACAGGTCTTGATACAACCATAGACTGGAAGAACACAGGGGACAACTCATACGATGGTGAAAAACTATCGTTATTAGTACACGATGAGAGTGGTAAGTGGGAGAAACCCACAAACATACTTAACAACTGGAGAGTGACTAAGACATGTCTAAGGTTAGGTAGTAGGGTGATTGGTAAGTGTATGATGGGGAGTACATCAAACTCTTTGGACAAAGGGGGTGAGAACTTCAAGAAGTTATATGAGGACTCCGATGTAACCAAAAGAAACGCCAACGGACAGACAGCATCTGGGTTGTATAGCTTGTTTATACCAATGGAGTGGAACTACGAGGGATACATAGACGAGTATGGATACCCCGTGTTTGATACACCAGACAAAAAAGTTTACGACACCTTTGGTAATGAAATACGGATGGGTGTTATTGATTATTGGGAGAACGAGGTAGAGGGATTAAAGAACGACCAGGATGGTCTTAACGAATTTTATAGGCAGTTTCCAAGAACAGTGGAGCATGCGTTTAGGGATGAGGCTAAGAACTCTTTGTTTAACCTCACTAGGATATATCAGCAGATAGATTATAACCAAGACCTAAGAAACACCAACATACTCACAAAGGGTAACTTTCAGTGGGAGAACGGTATAAAGGATACAAGGGTGATATTTTTACCTAGCAACAACGGAAGATTTTTAATTTCATGGGTTCCTAACACAAATCTGCAAAATAGAGTAATAATAAAGAATGGGGTTAAGTATCCTGGTAATGAACACTTAGGGGCATTCGGGTGTGATAGTTACGATATATCGGGTACTGTAAGTGGCGTAGGTTCAAATGGTTCTCTTCACGGACTAACAAAGTTTTCTATGGAGGAGGCACCAGCAAACCACTTTTTTCTAGAGTATATATCTAGACCACAGACCGCTGAGATATTTTTTGAGGATATATTGATGGCTATTGTTTTTTACGGTATGCCAATACTTTGTGAGAATAACAAGCCGAGGCTTTTATATCACATTAAAAGAAGGGGGTATAGGGGCTACTCTATGAATAGACCAGACAGAACCTGGAACAACCTCTCACAAACAGAAAGAGAGATAGGTGGTATACCTAACTCAAGTGAAGACATTAAGCAGGCTCATGCAGCCGCAATAGAGACTTACATAGACGAATGTGTTGGTGTAATAGGTGATGACCAATACGGAGATATGTATTTCGATAGAACATTAAATGATTGGGCAAGATTTGATATAAACAACAGAACTAAGTTTGATGCGTCTATTAGTTCAGGACTAGCGATAATGGCCTGTAACAAAAATAGATACGCACCTATAAACAAAGTGGTTAGAAACAATATTAAACTTGGCTTCAAAAGATATGACAATACTGGTAGTGTTTCCAAAATAATAGATAGATGAATATAAGTACAAATCCAAATAGTTCGTTCCCAAGCCAAGTCGTTAGCGATGAGGAGAAAAAGAGCTTTGAATATGGCGTTCAGGTAGGAAGGGCTATAGAGGGTGAGTGGTTTCATGGTGGGAGAAGCGGTAACAGGTTTGCAACTAATTGGAACAGGTATCACAATTTAAGGCTTTACGCTAGAGGTGAGCAGCCAATACAGAAGTACAAGGATGAGTTATCCATTAACGGTGACCTATCATACCTTAACTTAGATTGGAAGCCAGTGCCAGTTATATCTAAGTTTGTTGACATCGTTGTTAATGGTATGTCGGAGAAGCAGTATAAGATTAATGCTTATGCTCAAGACCCATCATCACTAAAAGAAAGAACAAACTACGCAGAAAACTTACTTAGAGACATAGTAGCCCAGGAAGATATACAAATACTTAGGGATAGTATAGGTGTGGATACAGCGAACTTTAAGGGTAAAACTGATTTACCAGAAACACCCGAAGATGTTTCTTTATATATGCAGCTCAAGTATAAGCCATCCATAGAGATAGCTGAAGAAGAGGCTATAAACAACACCTTAGCTAAAAATAAATTTGAGTTAGTAAGGAGAAGATTAAACTATGACTTAACAGTTCTTGGTATTGCTGCGGTAAAAACTGATTGGAACAAGGCTGAAGGAGTTGTGGTAGACTACTGCGACCCAGCTAAAATGGTTTGGTCTTACACTGAGGACCCAAACTTTGAAGATATTTACTATGTTGGTGAGGTTAAGTCTATAACAATACCAGAGCTTAAAAAGCAATATCCATTTATTTCTGAAGAAGAGTTGGATAGGATATCCAAGATGGGTAATAGGAGCGACTATGTTGTTGGTTGGAATGACTATGACGAAAATACTGTGCAGGTTTTATACTTTGAGTACAAGACCTATATGAACCAAGTGTTTAAAATAAAGCACACAGCAAACGGGTTAGAAAAAGCTATAGAAAAAACAGATTCTTTCAACCCACCAGAAGCAGACACATTTAAAAAAGTGTCAAGAACCATAGAGGTGTTGTTCACTGGTGCTAAGATTCTTGGATACGACCAAATGATTGATTGGAAAATGTCAGAGAATATGACAAGACCTAAATCAGACACGACTAAGGTTTGTATGAATTATGCTATTACAGCACCTAGAATGTATAAGGGTAGGATAGAGTCAACGGTAAGTAAGATTACTGGGTTTGCTGATATGATAAACATCACTAACCTGAAGATTCAACAGGTAATGTCTAAGCTGGTGCCAGACGGTGTGTACCTAGACATTGATGGATTGGCTGAGGTAGACCTCGGTAATGGTACAAGTTATAATCCCCAAGAGGCTTTGAATATGTACTTCCAAACAGGTAGCATACTTGGTAGGTCTCTGACGCAAGAGGGTGATATGAATAGGGGTAAGGTTCCGATACAAGAACTAAGTTCGTCAAACGGTCAGTCAAAGTTAGCGGCATTGATTAACACCTATCAGTATTACTTGCAAATGATTAGGGATGTCACAGGACTTAACGAGGCTCGTGACGGTAGCGCACCTATGGAGGATACACTTGTAGGGCTGCAAAAGCTTGCCGCTAATGCATCGAACGTAGCGACACGACACATACTACAATCTAGCCTTTATTTAATCGCTAGAACCTGTGAAAACATATCGTTAAGAATATCAGATTCTGTTGAGTTTGCCCTGACTGACCAATCTTTAAGAAGAGCTATAAGCTCATTTAACGTGGGTACGCTAGAGGAAATATCAAGCCTGCACTTGCACGACTTTGGTATATACCTAGAACTTGAGCCAGAAGAAGAGGAAAAAGCACAGCTTGAGCAAAACATACAGGCTTCTATAAAAATGGGGGGTATTGATATTGAGGATGCAATAGACATTAGGCAAATAAACAACCTAAAGCTTGCTAACGAGGTTCTAAAGCAGAAGAGAAAGAAAAAGCTAGAAAGGGAACAACAGCAACAGCAGTCCAATATACAGATGCAGGCTCAAGCTAACGCTGAGGCAGCCGAAAAAGCGGCAATGGCTGAGGCGCAAAAACAACAAATCCTAACTCAAGAAAAGATTAGTATAGAGCAGGCTAAGGCGCAGTTTGAAATACAAAGACTTCAGACTGAGGCTGAAATAAAAAGAGGATTAATGCAGGCTGAGTTTGATTTCAACATGCAGTTAGCTCAAGTAAGGGCTAATGCTGAGGGTAAAAAAGAACAAGAGATAGAGGACCGAAAGGATAAAAGAATTAGGATGCAGGGTACTCAGCAGAGTGAACTCATCAACCAAAGAAAAAACAACTTACTACCAACAGACTTTGAGTCCTCTGGAAACGATGTGTTGGGTGGTATCGGTTTAGAGCAATTTGAGCCAAGATGATTTTAAACAATTATATATTATATTATTATGTCGGAAACAAAAGTAGACTTGTCAAAAGTCAAGCCCAAGAAGGCTAAAGAAACAGTAACCAAGTTAGACCTTTCTAAAAAGAAAGAGGAACTAAAAGAAAAAGAAGATGCCGTTCAAGAGCAAAGCGCAAATGACGTACATGAGGATAAACCTACCGAAACTTTACAAAAAGTGGAGGAAGGAACATCCGAACCAAAACCTGAAAGCACTCCCGAAGAAGTCACCAGTTCAGATGATGGGGGTAAGTCAGAAGAAGGGGAAGTAGTAATACAAGAGATTACTGAAAAGGAAGAAGAAAAAGAAGAGGTAACACCCGTTGTTGAGCAGACAGAAGACAAGGTTAAGATAAATCTACCAGAGGGTGTAGATAAGCTAGTAAAGTTTATTGAAGAAACAGGTGGTGACCTACAGGACTATGTCCGACTAAACACAGACTACTCAAACGTAGATGAAGAAACACTACTAAGAGAGTACTATAAGAAAACAAAACCACATCTTGACGATGAGGAAATAGATTTTGTAATGGAAGAAAACTTTCGTTACGATGAAGACCTTGATGATGAGCGAGACATCAAGAGAAAAAAACTTGCTCAAAAAGAAGAGGTTTCAAAAGCCCATTCATTTCTAAATGATTTGAAGGATAAATACTACGAGGAAATCAAGTCGAGGCCCACGTTGTCCAACGAACAAAGAAAAGCAATGGACTTTTTTAATCGCTACAAGGAGAGTGAACAACAAGCTGAAGAATCTAGAAGTTTATTCAAATCTAAAACTAAAGATTTTTTCCAAAACGATTTCAAAGGTTTTGATTTTAAGGTTGGAGAGAAGAAATTTAGATACGGGGTAAGTAATCCAGAATCAATTGCTGATACTCAGTCAAGTATTAACAACATATTGGGAAAGTTTCTCGATGAAAGTGGTAATGTAAAAAGATTTGACGAGTATCATAAAGCAATGTATGCGGCCCAAAATGTTGACAAAATTGCCTCACACTTTTACGAACAGGGTAAGGCTGACGCTATCAAGGATGTCGCTGTTAAGTCTAAGAACATAACAGGTGAAGCACCTAGACAAACGTCAAACGACAGTCTGTTTATAAATGGTTTAAAGGTTAAAGCCGTCAACGGTATCGACTCTTCAAAACTTAAAATTAATAAAAACAAGTTCAAAAATTAATAAATTATGGGAACATTTGCAACTAACGACCCGTTGGGTTCGTTTTCCTTGGTACCTACTCCATTTAAGAGTATTACTCAAGGTTCTTATTTAAACTTTGCTGATGGAAGCGGAAACGACTTCGCACAGCAGTATCTGCCTGAAATCTATGAAGCTGAAGTAGAGCGTTACGGTAACCGTACAATCTCTGGTTTTCTTCGTATGGTTGGGGCTGAGATGCCAATGACTTCTGACCAAGTTATTTGGTCTGAGCAAAACCGTCTACACCTTTCTTTCGAGAGTGGTATGGGTGGTAGTGGGGTACCTGCTGACGCATCAAATATTACTATTGGTGGTAGCACAACTTTGATTCAGGATGTAGCTGGAGAGGACTCTTCTGGAGCGTCTATTCAACCTATTATCCGAGCTGGTTCTACTATTGTTGTTTACAACACAGTAAGCCTAAACTCTGTTAAGTGTTTTGTTGCTGCCGAGCCTGAAAGCAACTCTCCAGGAAACAACTGGAAGTTTAATGCCTATCCTTACACTGCTGGTGACTTGGATGATGTTCGTAACGATGTTAACGGTGGAGAGATTAAAATCTTCGTGTATGGTTCTGAATTTGGTAAGGGTACTGACTCTATGACTGGTTCTATTACACCATCATTCACTCAGTACAACAATAGCCCAGTAATCATCAAAGACCAGTATGAGGTTTCAGGTTCTGACGCTTCTCAAATTGGTTGGGTTGAAGTTACTGATGAGGCTGGACTTTCTGGATACCTTTGGTACTTGAAGGCTGAAGGCGAGACTCGTCTACGTTTTCAGGATTACCTAGAGATGGTTTCTGTAGAAGGTGAGCTTGCAACAGCAACTTCTGCTGCTATCGGACAATTAGCTGGAGGTAGTGCTAATGCTAACGTGAAGGGTACACAGGGTCTTTTTGCTGCTATCGAGGAGCGAGGAAACGTGTATAACAACTTCACTGCTGCTACTGGTTTAGCTGACTTCGACAAGATTCTAGCTAACCTTGACAAGCAGGGTGCTATTGAGGAGAACATGCTATTCTTGAATCGTGCTACGTCACTAGACATGGACGATATGCTTGCTGCTCAGAACTCTTACGGTGCTGGTGGTACTTCTTATGGAGTATTCGAGAACAGCTCTGAAATGGCTCTGAACTTAGGATTCTCTGGATTCCGAAGAGGTTCTTACGACTTCTACAAGACTGATTGGAAATATCTTAACGATGCTTCTACTCGTGGTCTTACAGGAGACATAGAGGGTGTATTGGTTCCTGCTGGAACAACTACTGTTTACGACCAGATGTTAGGTACTAACATTCGTAGACCATTCCTTCACGCTCGTTATCGTGCTTCTGAAGCTGATGACCGAAGAATGAAGTCTTGGATTACAGGTTCTGTAGGTGGTGCTGCTACTTCAGGAGAAGACGTAATGAAGGTTCATTTCCTTTCTGAGCGTTGTTTGGTTACTCAGGCTGCTAACAACTTCGTGTTGTTCAAGGCTACTGCGTAAGCATTAATCTTATAAACTTGGGGCTGCATTATGTGGCCTCAAGTTTTATTTTTTTTAAACTATTTAATTATATTATATCATGGCAAGGCCAAGAAAAACAACAACAACAACACCTCAAGTAGAAGAGGTTGTAAAAGAAACTGAAACTGTAATTGAGGCTCCAGTAGCCCCTAAGCCAGTTGAAGTAAAAGAAACCAAGAAGAAAGATGAGTGGGAGATTAAACCCCGTCAATACTATTTGACAGGGGGTAAGTCACCATTAACTTATACATTGGCAAGTAAACACACTCCAAGACATCCACTATTGTGGTTTGACCCTGAGACAAACTCTCAGAGAGAGATACGGTACGCAACAAATCAGAAAAGCTGTTTTGTAGATGAACAGAATGGCTCTGTAACAATGGAACACATTGTTTTTAAGGATGGTGTTTTGAATGTACCTAAAGAGAAGCAGTCACTTCAAAGGTTATTGTCTTTATATCACCCACACAAGGATAAACTTTATAAAGAGTTTGACCCTGTACAGGAGGCTGAATATGGACTAGAGGATTTAGAGACTGAGCTTGAGGCAATGACAGCGGCAAGGGAGATTGATATCGACCACGCAGAGGCTATACTTAGAGCTGAAAAGGGTTCAAATGTTTCTAAGATGACAAGTAAGGAAATACGAAGAGACCTTATGATAATGGCTAAGAGTAATCCAAGATTGTTTATTAGTCTAGCGTTAGATGATAACATTCAGCTTAGAAACTTTGCAATTAAAGCGGCTGAACAGGGTATCATTAGACTATCTCAAGACCAACGTACATTTACATGGGCTAGTAATGGTAGAAAGTTAATGACCGTTCCATTTGATGAACACCCATACTCAGCTATGGCTTCATTTTTCAAGACAGACGAGGGTATGGAAATATTTTCATCTATCGAGAAAAAACTAATGTAACAACGTAATATATATTATAGGGCTAGGTCGGTACAAAGCTGGCCTATCCCTTATAATTAATAAAAAATAAATATGGCTATAAACATTAACGAGGTATATAAAACCGCATTACTGATTCTTAACAAGGAACAGAGAGGTTATGTTACACCTAATGAGTTCAATAAGATAGCCAATCAAGTTCAACTGCAAATGTTTGAAAGCTATGCAGAGGAACTAAACCAACAGATTCGTGTTCCGCAGGCAGACGCTGATTATTCAGACAGAATAATGAACACAGACGAGAAGCTTTCTATATTCAAAGCTTTCGGTGACGCAACATACGACAATCTCACAACCCCAAGCACACCATATTATACACTACCATCTGACCTATATCGCTTAGGTACAGTGGTTTATACTGGTATAAATGGAAATCAAGTAGAACTTCAGAGATTGCAGAGACATGACTTTTACAATATACAGAAGTCATTACTCACAGCATCGACAAAATACTTCCCCACATACCTTTATGAAAATGAAAGGATGTATGTTAAACCAGACAGTATAAATTCAGTAGACTCACGGGTCACTGTAAACTACCTTAGAAAACCTACAGAGCCAAGATGGGGTTACAGTGTTGGTTCATTGGGTCAGTACATATATGACCCCACTGTTTATGGTGAGTCTTTACTGAACACAGGTACAAACACACTAACAAGTAGCATCACCGCTGGTATTACTGGGGGTACTCTTGGTACATACACTCCATCATACACTGGGGGTTCGGGTACAGGACTTGTAATATCTGCAAACGTAACCACAGCTACAAACGTAACACTGAGTGTAACCACAGCAGGTACAGGGTATGTAGTCGGAGACGTAATAGAGATTACCTCAGGACAATTAGGGGGTGGAAGCCCACCAGTGCAAATAACACTTCAAGCATCTGACTTTAATAGTGGAAGCACATACGGCTCAACAAACATAGAGCTACATCCATCAGAGCAAACTGACTTCATAATCAAGTTATTGTTCTACTTCGGTGTAGTGATTAGAGACCCACAAATAGTTCAAGCTGCTGCACAAGAGGCTAGAACAGAAGAGATAAACGAAAAAAGCTAATAGAATATGTCAACACCAAACGGAGGTTTAGTTACCGAAACAAATGAAGAATATTATGTTGGCCAAAAAGCTTACACACTTGGGGCTGCAACAACTCAAAGTGAGTTTGTAACAACCTTCAATACTGAACTTACAGACGGTGTTGCAGGTGAGTATGACAGAAACTATTACCTACAGACAAGTAACGACAATGGGGTGACATGGGTTACCGTACCCTCAGAGGTTAAGACAAACACAAGTAACACTATAATAAGTGGTACAAACGCTGTTCCTGTGAATTTGGGTCCAAGTATTCTTGTAAGGGTGGCGTTATTCGTAACCGCAGTACAGTCGAATTACGGGGGTTATTCATACATAAAGCTAGGGGACATCGTAAACAACTTTTTAATCGCTTACGTTGGAGCTGGTAAGCTTATACCTAGCGTTAAAAGAACCGATGTTATATTCCATGCAAAGCGAGGGTTACAAGAGTTCACATACGACACACTAAAAAGTGTAAGTTCAATAGAACTAACCGTACCATCAAGCCTGAGTTTGCCACTACCACAGGACTATGTCAACTACGTTAGGGTGTCTTGGATAGACTCTATAGGTGTTAAGCATATTGTATATCCAGCTAATAACTTGACAATCAACCCAGTACAAAGCCCAGAGCAGGACTCTACAGGTGAAATTGTACAAGACGGTTTCGGGACTAACGTACAGCTTAGTTCACAGACAGAAGAAAATTGGAACACTAACGACACAAATCAAATCACAGGTATATTCACTCAAGACCAAGTTAATCAAGGGTATGATTGGTGGGGATATGGTCAGGGTTATGCTTGGGGATACGGTGGATACTTTGGTCAGAGATACGGGTTAGACCCAACATTGACACAGGGTAATGGTTGGTTTAGTATAAGTGAAAGAACCAACTCCTTTAGCTTCTCAAGTAACCTTGCAAACCAATTGGTTGTAATAGAGTATGTGTCCGATGGTTTAGCTTATCACGAGGACTCTAGGGTACCTAAGATGGCTGAGGATGCAATGTACGCACACTTGGTATACTCTATACTTTCAACAAGGTCTAATCAACCAGAGTATGCTGTAAGAAGATGGAAGCAAGAGAGGTATGCTAAGTTAAGAAACGCTAAGATTAGACTCTCTAACCTCAAGATAGGAGAACTTACTCAAGTAATGAGGGGTAAGTCCAAGATGATTAAAAACTAGAATTAAATGGCAGAAACTAAAAATGTTTTTCTTGGGGCTAAGATGAATAAAGACCTAGACCCAAGATTAATATCTAACCGAGAATACATAGAGGCTAGAAATGCTTCGGTTACAGACTCTGCTGGGGGTGACTCAGGGGTATTGGAGAATGTTCTTGGTAACATAGAGCTGACTGATTTTAAGGTTCTTAACACCTATACTTCTGCTTACGACACCAATCTAAAGATTATAGGTTTTTATGTAGACACCACTAATGATAGGTTATTTGCGTTTATAACTAACTACACAGACTCTTCCCCCACAGCTTTAACAAATCCAGCACCAGCCGCATCTGCTCATTACATAGCTGTATACAACACAATATCAAACGATTACACGGTATTGGTTGGTGGTAGCTTCTTAAACTTCTCCGACACGCACGAGGTTTTAGGCATCGACCTTATAGAGAACCTGTTATTCTTCACTGACAATAGAAATCAACCAAGAAAGATTAACGTAAACCTAGCGTTAGCAAACCCATACGGTTCTGCAAATCCATACTACACATCTGAGGACCACATATCTGTAGCTAAGTATTACCCATGCCTTGCACCAGACATTACAAAGCTTTCAGGTGATGGAGACTTGTTTGTAGGTAGTCGATTACAAATACAGACTAATTCTAGAATGTTTGGCCTAACCCCACCTGTGCTTCCTCAAACCTTCACAGTGGGTGTTGGTACACCATCTCCAGTCACAACAAGTGGTGCTGGGACAGGAACATTGAGTTTTACTGTTGATGCTACGGAAACAAGTGTTGGTTCAGGGGAGTACACCCTACAGCCAGGAGTCATAACCTCTGGAGGACTAGACTACGAACCAGGTGACACCATAACTATACCAGGAAACACTCTATCTACTGTGTTTGGAGGCTCATTAGCATTTGCTGACGCAGTATTTGTTATTGGCAGAGAGAACATGGTTAGAACACCATCTATGTATGATGTCACCAGTACGAAATTACCTGACGGTGTTACAGATAACCCCGACTACGATGCTTCATTCACGGGAGATGAACAGTTTTTGTCAGATAAGTTTGTAAGATTTAGCTACAGATTTAAGTTTGAAGACAACGAATACTCTTTGATAGCCCCATTCTCTCAGGCAGCGTTTATACCAAAGCAGGACGGGTATTTTTTAGAGGACTCTATACCCACAAGCGTATTAGACAACGATGCCAACAGTGATGAGTTAAACACCCTTAAAAGCACTGTGGTTGACTTTTTTGAAAATAAGGTTGATAAGGTGGAGTTAAGTATACCAATGCCTGAAGGTGTAGTGTTAGACGGCCTTAATAATAACCTTTACGATAAGTACAAAGTCACGGCCATAGACGTACTATACAAAGAGTCTGAAGGCACAACTATAAGGGTGGTGGACACCATAACATTTGATGAGATAGAAACAGCTGATTCTGGCATCGACTATGTATACACATACAATTCATCAAAACCAATAAAGTCATTGCCATCAAAAGAAACCATTAGAGTTAGTGACAGAGTTCCGTTAAGAGCTAAGGCTCAAGCGGTTGCAGGAAACAGGGTGATGTATGGTAACTTAACTCTAAGGAGTGCATCTTTAGACTCATTAAATTATACTGTATCAACTGGTGAAAAAATTACGTTTGGAGATTATGGCTCAACATCGCAGAGAGAGTACCCAAACCACACGTTAAAGCAAAACAGAACGTATCAAGTTGGGGTCGTTTTATCTGACAAGTACGGAAGACAGTCAGACGTTATACTATCCCCTAACTCAACAGTGTTTCACCCCTACAAGAGTTCGGTAATGGACTTAGATTATCTTGGTGATTCACTACAGGTATTGTTTAACGCACCAATACCATCAACCTCTTCAAACATAGGTTATGTGGGATTGTATGACGAGACAACAAATCCTTTGGGTTGGTACAGCTATAAGATGGTGGTTAAGCAACAAGAGCAAAGCTACTACAATGTATACCTACCTACCATTCTAAACGGATACCCACAGGACGTTTTTCGTGGGACAGAACTTACCAGAGGGCCAGGCGCACTAACCGATAGTATAACCACCAATCAAACAGATTTTAATGCAGGAACTTATACAGGAACAGTTGGGGTAACGGCTGGATACACCACTAGCGGCAGTGGTACGGGCCTTATAATAAGTGTAATAGTGTCTGCTACATCTAATTCCGCACAAACCGTAACGACGGTAAATCGTGGTACTGGTTTTGCTGCTGGGGATACCATAACGGTTAATGGGGCGTTGTTAGGTAGCGCAACTGGTAACTTAGTTATAACAATTCAGGCATCTGATTTAAACACATACAAGGTATCTACAGACCAAGCACACATAACTCTTTTCTCTGACAACATAAATAAGGTTCCTAGGGACTTGCAAGAGGTTGGGCCTCAAGACGTTCAGTTTTCTAGTTCCGTTAGATTGTTTGGTAGGGTTTGGAATGAAGGGTTTTTAACCAACTCAGGAAGGACTAATCTACAATATTTTCCTAGTAATATCGGTGATGAGGTAATACTTATAGGTGATAGGGATGAGATAGGTTTGGATAAAACAGAAAATGGTGATGAGTATTATAGCTCACCGTTCTACAGCATACCGACTGATGGGGTTGGGGACACTTTAGGTGATGGTTCAGCTTTGAAAGGAGCAAACCCATACATAGGTAGGGTTTCAACCATAGATAGGATAGGTGCTTTAGGGGGTGGTGATTTAACCACAGACCCACCATACGAAACGGTTACAAACCTAATGGTTCGGCTTAATGTGTACGAAACGGCACCAACATTCTCAAATTTAGATATATTTTGGGAGTCCAGCACCTCTGGTCTTATATCTGAATTAAATAGAAGTGTGGAGCAAAACTTCTCTGTGTTACCAGTACAACTGAACAACTTTACTTGGAGTTTGTCTGAAGATAATGTGCCAACAGATGAGGTGTGTTCTTTTGATTTAGCAACTGCTGGTGGGCAGGATATAGCTGGTGGTACAGAGACCGCAACACTAATAGAGGTTAGGGATGGTAACGGTGGTATTGTCACAGATAAGTTTGAGTTATCAAAGGTTGGTGCGCAACCTCAGTTTCGACTTTCAACAACAGCAGGGACATACTTCAAGTACACACAGTTTAGTCCTGTAAAAGACAACTACACGTTTACAATACAAGCAACAAGTGCGTTTGGTGTTGGTGGTGGGACATCTTTAATATCTACGGGATATGGGAACTACCTCGCAAATGTAGCACCATCGGGGACTGCGACTGAAAATGACCCATTGCCAGAGATAAGACCGCCTTCAACATGGGGTGATTTTGCCGTGTTGGATGGTGATAATGGTGCAGCACAGACATCTGACCAAAAGGTTGGATTGGTTTGGGAGGTTACAAAGGTTGAGTTCCTTTGGGTTGGTAATGGCAGTGTATGGACTGAGTATCAGACATCTCCGTATGACATGTTTAGAATTGTAAAGGGTAGTGGTCAAGAAATAGCGGAGACACTACAGTACAACAATCAACTCATCTGTTTAGACGTAAACGCCACAAACAGTACAGCACTTTACACATATCAGAATAGAACATCGACATCTGTGAGGGTCACACTAAAATTAACGGATGCAAGTGGGACAGGATTGACTGATTCAATTGTAACAACACCTATCGTACTAAATAGAACAGACTAATATGAGTGCATTAATAGAGGTAAAGTATTTTAATTCGTTTATTCTAAAGAAGGTTATTGACACCATAGATGGGTTTGCTATGTGGCCTGGTCTTCCTTGGAGTCCTTATGACGGAGCTAGTGTTACTCCAAATCCTATAACATGGCCTGCCAACAACAAACAAACAACAACTGGCTCTCTTCAAACAGCAGACCCAAGCACAGATTACATGTGGTATTTAGAGGAGTCTAGAATTAGGGGTGGTTACAACAACACGGAGGCTGGGTACGGTGTAAGGGCTTACATAACAGAAGAGAATGACGATGAAATAGCGTCATCAAACTCTTTGACATACTCTGGAATATACAACGCTCTAACGGACTTTAATGAGACAAACGTATTCTCTATAGGTGAGAACATTACAAAGAGCGTGGACCCAACATATGGAAGCATACAGAGGATATACACCAACGATGGTAACCTTATGGTGTTTCAAGAAGATAAGGTGAGTAGGGCGTTGATAGATAAGTCTGCAATATACTCAGCACAGGGTGACGCAACTGTAACCTCCAGCGACCTTGTAATAGGACAGGTGACACCATACGCTGGTGAGTACGGTATAAGTAAAAACCCAGAGTCATTTGCACAGAAGGGTTATAGGATATACTTTGCCGACCAATCAAGGGGTGCTGTAATGAGGCTATCTAGGGACGGAATCACTGAAATTAGTGATTATGGTATGAGAGATTACTTTAGGGACGCATTTTCGCCAATAACGAGTAATTATAATTTAAGTGACCTACTTAGTTTTACAGTATCTGGCACTGGAACAACCATTGGATTGACGGGTAATGTAAATCTTATAGAGCTTGGGATGAGTATATACGGAAACTATGGAGGCACAAGTGGTGCGTATGTCACAGATATAAACATAACAACACCAGACACGGTAGCGGATGTTACTTTCAGTCAGTCTATAGGTTCAGGAAGTGGTACACTAAACCTGTACAAGCTAGTTAGAGACAAGGTTGTTGGTGGGTTTAATAACTATGCAGATGCGTTTGTTATATCAGTTCAGCCATCAGTAACCGACCTTTCTGCTGGAGACGGAGAATACGACACGGTTTCATTTAACGATGCCAACAACGGATGGACTAGCTTTTGGGATTACAAACCAGACTTCGCTAACACCCTGAACGCTAGTTACTACACATGTAAAAATGGTAGTATATGGAAGCACTACGATGCGACCACAGCTAAGAATAGGGGTCAGTTCTACGGGGTTCAGACTGACACAAGTGTAACCTTTGTGTTTAACCCTTCTGTTTCAGTGTCTAAGAACTTTAACACCGTATCCTATGAAGGAACTAACGGTTGGGAGGTTGAGAGCTTTAAGTCAGATAATCAAGGTATCGACCTTAATAATTATTCTGGCCCACCTAGTTTAAATGACTACCAAGACGTAACCGCAAACGTCTATAGCTATGATGAAGGTTCGTACACAGAGGGTGGGGTTACATACCGAGCAGGTTTTGATAGGAAGGAAGGTAAGTATGTGTCTAACCTTGTTAATAATAGTACCGCAAGAATTGATGAAGTTATATTCGGGGTTGACATGTCAGGGATAAAAGGGTACTACGCAACAGTAAAAGTAAAAACAGACGCAACAACAGACGTTGGTGGTTTAAAGCAAGTGTTTGCTGTGTCCACTAACAATGTTTTTTCATCACAATAAAATAAAAAGTAATGGGGAGAGGAAAAAAATTTCAACAAGTATTTATAGCTACTCAAAGGCAGAACCAGTATGCTATGGAGGCATCTATAGCTCAAGCAGAGTTAAACAACATAAGGAATCAAAGGGCTGCTATCGTAGACCCGTCTTCTGCTGTAAAAGACCTAAGCGGTACGTTTTCAAATCCATACGCTAACTTAGGTGTTGCAACAAAGGCGGCTGAAATGCAGGTTGAACAAACAGATGCTGCATTAGCGAACACACTAGACACAATTAGAGCTACAGGGTCAGGTGCTGGGGGTGCCACTGCACTTGCACAGGCTGCACTACAAAGCAAGAACTCTGTTTCCGCTAGTATACAACAACAAGAGGCACAAAACCAGAAACTTAAAGCTCAAGGGGAGCAGCAGTTACAACAAATGGTTGCAAGCGAACAACAGAGAGTTCAGGCGGCTAAAGCTGCTGGTATGGAGTTTGTGTTCTCAGCACAGGAGGCTAGAACAAATGCAGACCTAGACTATGCTGCAAACAAAGAGCAGTTGGCGGACGATAGAAGGTACCAAGCGGAGGGTGATATAGAGGCCGCTGTAAGTAGGTTTAGAAACCCCCGAAAACAATTTGATGCTATTTTTGGAGGAGAAACAAGAAATTATCAGGAAAGAGCTGCCTCAATATATGATTATCAATAATAAAAGAATAAAATGGGATACAGAAGTCAGTCAGGAGAAAGTCAATTTAGGGGTTCAACACAGCCACAACAAGACAATGTAGGGCAGCAAATAGTTGGCTCTGTGGTAGATGTTGTTGGAACAGAACTTATAAATATTGGTAAGGCAAACAGGTTAAGAAAAGAAGTTAACAGTCAGCTTGCACAAGAGTCGATGAAGAACCAAGGGCTACTAATGAATGAAATTGGTGGGTTTGGAAAGGTTGACGGAGATAGTCCAGAAATTGGGCCTGACTCTAAAAATCTTCAAGACGAGTTTACACCTATTGTTAGTGAGTTATCAAAGGCTCAGTTAAACTTATCTCAGCACGGTAACGCAACGTATACTTACAAGTACATCGACCCAAATACTGGAGAAGAGTCCATGAGAACTAGGGAAGACGATGAAGCTATTATTAGTGCTAATAAAAATCTAATAAGAGGTGCGCAAGACTTTATTGGTGCGCATGAATACAATGTAGGTGTTGTGGAGACAGCTATAGAAGAAGGTAAGATTGGTTATGATAGAGGTCAAACTCCACTAAATAAAATTGACCCATACGTTTATGCTGCGGCACTAGCGGGAAACGCATTAAATGGACAGGCGGTGAAAGAAAGGTATTTCTTTGAAAAAGACGAGAACGGCAACAGGGTTATGATGATTGAACTTAAAGGGCAATCAATAGCTCAAGTAAACAAAGCAAGAGGTGTAGAGGGTGACACACATGTTATGAACCTAAAAAGACTTTCTGAAATACAGTCATCTTTGTCTTCTTTACCTAATAACTCCGCAGGGTCTAACACAGCACACGACTATACAGACCAGTTTAATCAAAGCTTACAAAAAGCTGGGGCTTGGAAAGAAGGTCAATTCACAGAAAACTTTTATATTGATGACCCAGATGAAATAACTGACATATCTGGTAGAACTAAAATTACATCTAAAGTTAAGGCTTTTGATTACAACGCAGCCAAACAGTCAACTGACGCTATAGCTAAAGCATTGTCACAGCAGTCTGCAAAGGGTGGACCAGACCAGTTACTTATTGATTTAGCTGCATATAGCGTTAAAACGACAGACCCTGAAACTGGTGAGGTATCTTTTTCTCTTGTACCAGGACCAAAAACTAATGAAAAAGGATTGATTTTGTATGACAAAAACAGAAGTCCAGAAATGGAAGAACCAAAAAGGCTTCTTGATGACGATGGTTTGTTTATTCAAGAAAACTTTCCTGGTCAAAAAATTGAGGATGTACTTAAAGATGTTATTCAGCAATCTATAATGATGGATGGTGGGGCTTATAGCTCGCAAGAAAAGATAAAAGTTGCTAGTTCAATTATACCTGCTCCAGATGATAGTGATTCAGATGATAGTGGTGGAGACAGGACGTTAGCTCAATGGGAAGTAACCTCTAAAACTAATAAAGCAAAAATTTCAGGGGTTAGAGACCAATTAGAAATGCTTATGCCTGGCGAGGCAGAGGATGACCCTGAAATGGTTGAAAGGTTATTAGACAACATAAAAAATATCACAAACGTAGAAATGAATGAAGTAGTAGTTGTAAAAGACGATGAAACGGGCAAAATGAAAGCTAGGTTTATATATGCAAAACCTGATGGAGCTACAAAATTTGCTGATGTGCCACTAGATGATATGAATAATTTTGAGCAACAAATGCAAAACATATCAAAAGTAATGGAAATAGACCCAAATACAGGAGAACCTGAATTAGTTGGTACCATATATAAAACTTCGGGTATAGCACTTACACCAACCCCTACACCTCAAAAGAGAGAAAACAAGGTGAAGAGAGCTATGAAATTAAAAAATATTACTCAACAAGGCTCGGAAGATGATATGAATAAATCATTGGTTGAAAATATTAGAGCGATTGATGTAGGGGGCGGTACGACTTTAGGAGATTTAGCTTCTATAAAAAATAAATCAATATCTTTTGAAGATAATACATTTATTGGTGATAATATAATCATAGGCGATGTTAAAATTAATATAGAAGATTTTGCGAAAGAATTACCAGACCCTAATTCTAGTAAGTCTAATAAAGACAAATATCAAAGACTAATAAACTCAAGGCAAGAAACCTTAAATAGAATAATGAGAGTGTTAAAAGAACAAGATTTATACACAAATTAATGGCTGAAAAAAAATATAAAACACCCGCTGGTAATATATACACAGAGTCTGAGTTAAGAAAAAAATATCCAGACCAGTTTGATTCTTTGGTTTCTAATAATAAACTCACATTAGTTAGTGATGAGGGTGATGTGACTGAAGAAGAAGAAGAGGTTGTCGAAGAACCTGCTGTAGAAGAGCCTGTTGTCGAAGAACCTGCTGTAGAAGAGCCTGTTGTGGAAAAGGCTGAAGCCCCAATTCCAGACTATGGTTCGTATCTTGGCTATACGCCACCAGCTATTACTACTGACCAACTAGGTGATGCTACAAAAACCTCTGGCGATGTGTTTTTACAAGAGCTTGAAAAGCGTAAAAAAACAATATTTAAAGAAGAGGCTGAGTTATCTGAAAGGTTAAGTGAGATTGAAAAACAAAAGAGAGCTGAGTTGTTGGAAGAAGAAGAGGCTCAACAAAAAAAATCAACGGAAATAAGGGAGTCAGAAAAGTTTAAATCTGTGCTAGATGGTATAGATAAAAGTTTAATAAAGCAAGATGAAGAGGTAGTTGTCCCACAACTTAAAGAAGACTTTATTGACTACGGTTTTGTTTTTGAAGAGACGGGTATTGGTGACGCACTAACTGTTACAACAAATGACGGTAAAAGCAGCATCGTCATAGACCTAGACCCGTTTACCGAAAGCGGTGCTGAAAAAGAAACAAAAAGGTTAAAGGATTTTTTATCATCAAACGTATCTTTTGAGAGAAAAGAAGAAAAGGTTATAGAGGGAACTAGTAAAGCAGAATCTTTTTATAAAAACCGTAACCTAAACTATCAGGCAGAAAAAAACTCCTACGATGAGTATATAAAGGTGAGGGATGAAATAGACAGAATAGAAGAAATAAAAAACTTAGGCTTTGATTTAGGGACTCAGGCTGATGAGGCCGCTTACTACACTGACCTATCTGACTTAAAAGAAAAAGAGTCTGCTTTGTTTGATGTAGTAATGAGGGACGAAGCAAAAGAAACTAGAGAGGGTTACGACCAATACATTGGTGGGTTAATAAAACTCAGTATGGATAAGGCTAACGATGTATATATAAGTGCGGAAAACAAACAAGCTGACTTAGATGTGTACTCTAAGGAAACATTTGGGGTTGGATTAGACGGTCTGCAAACATACAAAGCTAAAAGCCAAGAAGAGGTTGATGTTATCAACGATATATTTAACGACTACAATAAATCAAACGCTGAAAAAAGACTGGCTCAAGACAAATACGACTTGGCTATATCTTACTTTGATACACAAGTAGACAAACAGATTGAGCAAGAGTATTCAGAAAATTTAAGTGGCTTTTTAAACGAATTTGATAAAGGATTGCAGCAGGGTCTGGCGGCTGAGGTTATACTCATGTCTGCACTAGGTATTGGCTATGACATGGATGACCAAGACTCAAGGATGGAGGCTGCTAAAAAAATATATACTCATCTATCTAAAAACCCTGGTGCTTCATCTAAAGTGTTGTCTCAGTACAACAAAGCAGTAGGGGCTAAAGAGACCGCAGATATACTTTTTAACGACCCGTTTGAGCTAATGACTACCTTGGCAGCAAGCTCATTATCCATGATGCTACCATACGGTTATAAAATAGTCGGTTCAACAACATTGTTAGGTGCTGGTATTGGTACTGGTGCGGGTGCAGCTTTTGCTGGTGTGGGTGCCTTACCTGGTTTTATTACGGGTACCGCTAAAGGTTTTCAAACAGGTATGTCTGCTACTAGTTTGGCGATGGAGTACACTAATGAGGTGTTAGACGCAGCTAGAGAAAAGTACGATATAATGAACGACCCAACTGGTGAGGAAATGGCAAAAGCATTAGCTGACCCAGAGGTTTGGGCAACGGGTAAAGAAAGGGGTTTAGAAAGAGGTATACCTATTGCGGTTATGGACCTTATATCAGGACAACTTGCGGGTAAAATATTTACAGCTGGAAAATTTTCAGGAGTTGGTGCTAGGGTTGGTGCGCAAATAGTAGAAAGAGCTGTGTTTGACCCCTTGGCTGAAGCCGCTGGTGAAACTTTGGCACAGATGGTTGTTGGTGATAACTTGGAGTATAAAGAAATACTTTCAGAATCCCTTGGAAGCGTGGGTAATAACACCACAAACATGGCGGTTAATTTAGCTCTTGAGGCTGCTCTTAATAAAAACAAGGCTCTTGGGAAAAACTTAATGATGGCAGATTTTGTGGCAAAAGAGTCTGCCTCTGACGAAACTATTGCTAACTGGGCAAACAGGAGAGAGAAAGCTGGTAAGATGTCTAAGGAGGACAATCAAAAAATACAAAAAAATGTAGCCACAAGAAGAGAGGCTCGTCAGCTTTTGGATGTTGGAGAAAAGAAGTCAAGAAAAAATTCTAAGGTGTTGTCTAGGACAATGATACTACTAAACACAAAAGAAATACTTTCTTCTGACCCAGTAAGGAAGTCAACTTTCTCTAAGCTAATAAAAGAAATAAGTAACGAACTTGAGGTTATTGCCACCACTAAAAAACTATCTGACAAGCCAGTTGATGTGTCTGCGTTTGTAAAGGAAGCTGTAATAGAGCAAGTTACCACTAAGAGTAAGCCGAAGTACGAAAAGCCAACAATGTTCACAACCACTACACCTGAAAAGTATGGTACAGTAAACAGACAAGACGGTAAGGGTGAGGTGGTCCTTACAGAAGAGGAGTACAACGCTGAGATGGAGAAGTTTGCTCCTGTTGAGGAAGCTGTGGTTGAGGAAGTTACAGTCAAAAAGAAAGATGAAGTACAGACGGGTAAACCTCTAAAAATACAGTATAATAAAAACCCAAAGAAAGCTCCAGCTATGGCTTCTGAATTTGGTCAAGACGTAGAGGCAAGTGGAGATTATGTAACTCAAAAGGTTTCAGACTTTACGCCAGAAGGTTTTGAAACTGGTGTAGTGGAATCGGAAAATCCTCTTGTAATTGACATTACAGACGATACTCAAATATCATACAAAAACGAACTTTCTCAAAAGTATGATGGGAAGGTTGGGGAGGAACTTTCTGAAGCAATACGACAAGACGGATATGATGCCATAATTACAAAATATGATGACGGGTCAACAGGAGAAATTGTTTTACTAAAAGGACAAAGAGATGCCATTCAAAAGCCAAGCACAGAGGCCATAGAAGATGTTTCAGAAAAAACTACAGCAGAAGCTATACCTGAGCCGATTAAAAAAGCTACCAAAGAAGATAGGGATGCTTTTGATGCAGGCACAATGGATGAAGAAAGAACTGGTGGAATTATATCTGACATAGCTGACAGAATTATATCTGGTAGAAAACTAACTCCATTTCTAAAAAGGTTCCAAGAGAAAAACAAAGAAAAGGTGGAGGAGATGATTTCTTTTAAATCAGAAGTGTCTGATTTAGAGACATCTATAAACGAAACATTTGAGCAGGTTAACAATGCTGTTGACGGAAAACCTCGTATGCGAAAGGGTGAAGATGAAGTAGCTGCTGAGGACTATGTAGATTTAGTGTCGGTAATTAAGGAGATGAACGAACTTGACCCTAGACTTGTCAACTACACAACACCAAAACTTTCTGAAGACATCGAAGTGAGTCCTATAGCTGAAGCCACAGACACAAGCCCTATCCCGCAAGAGATTCTTGATTTCTACGGAGTGAAGGACGCTACTGAGTTTGAAAAGTCTATTGAAGAGTTTGAGGGTATTCCTATGGTGAGAGGAGGCATGACTGATATGCTAGGTGGTGGGAAGATAAAAGACTCTATGGGTAATGACATGGAGATAGGCGGAGGTATTATGTTCAGTCTAAGAAACATTGCCAACAAAGGACTGGCTTGGGCTGGCATTGATAAAAAAGGAGCAAACACACAATACAAGGACGCTGTAAGTCTATACAACAACAACAAGTCTCTTTTTGATAGGCTTTGGAAGGAAGGGAGACTACCGAAGGGTCATATCCCAATGACCATTACAAAGATGGCAGACTCTGGAGTTAATTCTAACGAGGCTGTGTTCAGGTATGTTCTTCCAAAAATAAAGTCTGTACCATTAGAAAACAGAAAGAAGTCGTTTGAGGCCTTGACAGACAAGATGTTTGAAATGGTTAAAAGGGACGGGGTTATGGTATCATTTATAGGAAAAAAACACAAGCCAAAAGTAGAAGCTCTTATTGAGAAGTATAAAGTTACTACAATGGATGAGTTTCTTGAGGCAATAATAAAGGATGCTAACCTACGAACTAAAAACGAGACCCAAGCAATACTATCCCTTGATAACAGAGCGGCAATATTTAATGTTATTTTTTCAAACGCTGACAAAAGCGGAAACACTCAACAGCACTCAACTGCTTTGTTTGAAGGTATGGAAAACGACCCATTCCTACTAAACACTCAGGACGTATATGATGCAATAGCTGAAAAAAGTGTAAAGGACACGCCTAAAGGATATGTGGTTGCGGTTGTGGGTATAGACGTGTTAAACGGTGGGGTTACCGAAGCGTCTCACGCAAACTATGGGTTTGGGCCTAAAGGGCGTTTAATAGGTTTAATAACAAACCCAAGACACCAGGCAGATATATTTCCTGAGCAGACAGCAAGAGCTGCTGGTCAAGCTAAGTTAAAGAAAAGTGAAAAGACAGGTGAAGTAACTATGACATCTGACAAGACAATTCTTGGCCAAGCCCTTAGTAATTACTTCAACATGCTCCCAGCTCAAGGCCAAAAGGTTAGAGTAAAACCTGACACCACTCAGCAGCTTATTGGGTTAATGCGATTAACATTCCCGTCAGTGCAAGCGTACACAAGTCAAGCTGAGTTTGATAACGTACTAAAGGAAGAAGGTGTAAGAGAACACCTTGTAGATGGTGTACCTGTCCTTGGCTTAACTAAAGACGGTAAGATATACATAAATCCATCTCAAACCTCCATTAACACACCTATTCATGAGTTTGGCCATATTTGGATTGACATGCTTAGGTCTAGCGAAAAAGGCCGTGAGCTTTTAGCAAAAGGTTTGTCGATGGTAGACTCTGACCCTAAAGCATACGAAGCAGCTAAGAGAAAGTATGCTGAGTACGATGCGGACGGCAACATTACTAATGAAGAGTTAGTGAGGGAAGAGGCGTTGGTTTCTATGATTGCCGCTAAAGGAGAAGGTATTGTAGACGCAGCTCAAAAGTCAAACTTTAAGAATTGGCTTAAAGGTGTGATGGAGTATGTTAAGAAAAACTTTAAGGGAACTTTTGAGGCTGTCGGCACAGGAACAAAAAAGAAAATAAAGTCCATTATTGATGATAAGATGGTTGAAGAACTATCTCTTGATGGTTTTTTAAACATGGCCATAGCTGATTTACTCTCAGGAGAAATAGCGGCAGTTCAACCAAAGAAGTCCCCAACTCCACAAGAGTCAAGGGCTAAGATGTCTAAAAAACAAGCTGAATCTTTAGAGTCCTCTAGTGTCAGGTTTTCCAAGGGTTCAGATGTGTCGATGTCATCCATCATAAACGAAGGGCGAAGACTAGGGTTCAGTGAAAAAGCAATCAAAGAAATATTAAGAAGAAGAAAGTTTAAAGTAAGTGATATAAATAAAGCTTTAGAGGTATCTATTGACTTACTAACTCCATTGCCACCTGAGTTTGGAGATATAGAGGGTGGTGTTGAAGCTGGAGAAAAACTCTACAGGTCTGTTCGTAAAAAACTAGGGAGCTTTGTAAAAAGAGGCATAAAGGACTCTGAAGGTAAAAGAAGGGATGTTTCGTTTTCAGAAACACAAAGAAAAGCAATAGAGCTTTTAAAGCAAGACGCTGTGTTTAAAAATCAACCAGAGGTAACTCAAAAAGCCTTAATCGTGGCTATGGATGCGTCTTTAAATGTTGATAACAGCAACCCTGTTTCGTCTGAAATTGGAGCAATAAAGGCATCACTGTCTAAACTAGATACAAAAAAACAAGGGAAGAGAGAGGTAAAAGAACTGCAAACTAGGTTGAAAAACTTTATAAGAAAAAGTCTAATAAAGTCTGATAATTACAGTCAAGCGGATATCAATAAACTGATAAGAACGGTGGTTGACATCGACTCAATAACTTTCAACGAAAAAGCTATAGCTGACTTTCAGATTTCAGCTCAAAAGGCACTAGAGGTCGTAGAAAAGCAGAGAGATAAAAAGAAGAATAAAACTATATCTAAAATAATATCTAGAGTAAAGAAGGGAGCGAAAAAGAAAAGGGGTTCTGGTAGTGCTGCTGGTAAAGTAAAGGCAGGTGTAACTGAACAAGAAGGTCAAGTGTTTTTTGCTCAGGCACAAAAGATATTAGAGGCGGTTAAAAACGGTACTGTGGATAACATTAGACAGAAACTTAACGAGCCAGAGGTATTAGAAATAATAGAAGGAGCTATAGTAAAAGAAAACAACAAAGAGAGTCTAACTCAGAAAGAAAAAACATTATTAAACCAAGCGTATGCTCTAGACACCTTTGGAAACATAATGAACATGGAGGTTGAGGCTCTTGAGACAATGCTTGAAAGTGTGAACGATGTTAGAAAATTTAGTGCATTACAATTAAAGTCAAGAAGACAGGCACGAACATTAGCAAACGCAGAACTAAACTCTGAAGGAACTCGTCAAATTGAAAAAGGGTTTCCATCGTTATTTAAAACAATAGAAAATAAAGACGGCACAACTAAAAAAGTATTAAAGGACGAAAACGAGCGTAACTCAGACAAAAAGGCTATTACTAATGAATTTAAGAAAGGTAAGGTTTTTAGTTCTATAGCTAAACTCACAAAAAGACTTATGGAGTTTAGAAAAAACCCTATGGATTGGGGATTAAGAAATTATATCTATCACCTAGGTACATTAACAAATATACTTGATAGAGGTGGTAATTTTTTAACTAAAAATATTTATGATGCTCTTAATAACGCTAACGAGGTAAAGCTACAGGGCTTTGAAAACCAAATGGATTTTTTAAATTCTATAGCGGAAACTTTTGATGGCATTAAAGGAACTCCACTAAACCCAGCGTATCGTCAATTTAAAAACAAATTAAATAAAAAAGAATTAAACATAGGTAAAATCAGAGATAAGGAAGGTTTTTTAGGGGAAAACGAAACAATGCTAACAACGCAACAAGCGATGAGGTTATATGCTTTGTCTAAAAACCCTGTTCAAAGAGCGAAGCTTGAAGCTATGGGTATAGGAAAAGAAACGATAAGCCAAATTATAGCGCACATAGGTAAGGACGCTGTTGCTATGGTTGATGCTACAGTGGACTACCTTAGTAATGATTATTTTGAGTCGATTAATTCCGTTTACTCTCAGACTAACGATGTTAATTTGAATTATGTAGAGAACTATTTTCCAACAAGGTCCGTCATGGATGGGACTACAGAGGTTTCGGAGAAAGGTGTAGATTTTTCAAAGCAATTCACAGCAGAAAATGAATCCGCACTTAATAAGAGAGTTGACATGTCATCACCGATATTGATAAATCAATCTTTTGACGTTGCGTTGGATGCATACTTTGACTCGATGGAAAACTACAAGGCCCACGCTGTAACAGTAAAAAATATAAACGCAATATTTAAAAATAAAGCTGTTGCAGCTTTACTTAAAGAAACGGGATTAAAAGATTTAATGCAAGCTAACATAAACTATGCTATTAATGGCACCACTCCTTATCAAGTAAAAGCTCAAGCTAATAGGTGGTTTAGCAGGTTTGTAGGCGTAGCTCTAGGCCTTAAAGCTATACAAATATTAAAGCAAGCTTCATCGTTTGTGCAAGCGTTTGAAGACTATAGTTTTAGAGGAAAGGGAAAGAAAAAAATACCTGGTCTAGACCTAATGATGTTTATGTTAGATGGTGCGTATACATACGCTACGTTTCCACTTCAAATTAAAAAGGCATGGGGTGTGTCTGCAACATTTCGAGATAGACTTAGAAGGGGATTAGACGGTGATGTTTATGGGTTAGAAAGCGGAAGAAACCAATACAAATTAGTTAGTCAAAACAACAATAAACTAAAAGCTATAAAAAGAGGCTGGAGGACATTGACAGTTGCCCCAACCGTTATTGGTGATGTTTTAGGTGTTTTAGGGTATATGATTAATTATAACAGAAACATAAGAAACGGAATGCCAAAGGCTGAGGCGGTTGAACAACTAAACAACTACAACGCAACACAGCAGAGTAGAAGAAATACTGAGACATCTCCGATTAGTCAAAACAACAACGGATTAATTAGGACGTTTTCTATGTTTGGCAGCACAATATTTCTTCAAATCAATAATGTTTCTCAGGCCTTTACTAACATAATGAGAGGCATGAAAAAAGGTGAAAAGGTAAAAGCTAAAGATATTAGAAAACTAGCTTTAAACATGTCTATAGCTAACGGTCTATTTGTTGCTGCGTCTAACATAGCTAAAATAATAAAGGGTGACGAGGATGACCGTGAGGAGGTAATGAATGAAATGGTTAAGGCTCTTACTGGACTAAACCTTCTGTTTAATATCCCACTTATTGGGGAGGCTGCTGAATTGGGATATAATACAGTAACGGGCCAAAGAACATATTCAGGTGGGTTAAACCCGTATAAAGATTTTGTAAATAAATTCATAAAAGCATTAAACAGCGAAGAAGTTACATTAGAGGCATCAAAAGTCATAACAAGTATTATGATTAAAGCAAACGTAGACCCTATAGTAGCTGTATATAATGGGTTTGTAACCGATGAAGGTTTTGATGCTAAAACAGTAATGGAACTTATCGGAATATCTCCATCCTACAGACCAGCTGAATCAAGCGGCAGTGCCGCACCACTTGAACGAACACTTGATGATATGTTGCAAGATGGTGATTTTGATGATATAGATACAAATGTGGATATTGACACTGATTTTGAAACAAATGTGGATTTTTAACTAAAAAAAGGGGGTGTCTTATGATATGAACACAACACCCCCTCCTAAACCAATCACAAATCAATCACAAATATATACACATATGTCATACATGCATATGCGTATAGCATAATTATTTATCCATCGCAGCTTATACAGTTTTCATCTGTAGCACTCGCTGCAATATCACCCCTAAGTACAGACTCAGTTCTCACATAGTACAGGGTCTTTATACCCTTCTTCCATGCGTCAAGGTGAACCCTGTTAATAAACTTAGGGTCAACCGTTGATGGGAACGCTAGGTTAAGACTAACACCTTGGTCTATGTACTGCTGACGTATACCAGCTTGGTTCACAACCTCTAGTTGATTAATCTCCTTGAACGTCTTGAACACCTCCTTGGCTGGAATCTTATGCTTGCCAAGTAAGACATCGTCCAACTCCTTCACCCCCTGAACAGAGCCACCGTCCTCAAGAATCTTGCCCCACACCTTATCGTTGTTTAAGTCGTTTTGCTTCAGCACCTTCTCTAGACTAGGATTCTTTCTAATAAACGTACCCTTGAGTGACTGCTCTGTAAAGACATTGGCCGCCCAAGGCTCGATGCCAGGACTAACATTACCACTAAGTTTCGAGTTAGATACAGTGGGAGCAACAGCACGAAGGTGGGTGTTCCGCATTCCTGTACCAACGCACCAAAGCGGCTCACCGAAAGCCTCTGCAAGAGCCATAGAAGCTCTCTCTGTTTCAATCTTGATTTGGCTAAATATTCTACGAGTCTCGTACTGCGATAGTAAACCCTCGAAAGGTAGTCCCTTCTCCTGAAGGTAAGTATGCCATCCGAGAACTCCCAGTCCCAAGGCACGTCCCTTCTCAGCAGAACGGACGGAGTTTTCAAATCCAATCTTTCCTTTCGCCTTCTGTATAAACTCCTCAAGTACCCCATCAAGGAACCATGTCGCATCATATATAAGGTTAGTGTCTTTCCATTCATCATACTTAGCTAGGTTTAAACTTGATAGGCAGCACACAAAGCTGTGGCTCTCATCGGTGTGTAAAGTAATCTCAGAGCAAATGTTTGTCATGTGTACCTTCAAACCAAGCCTCTTGTACTGCTCTGGGTTCTGCTTGTTTACATTACCCTTGAACATTATGTACGGCTCACCTGTGGCCTTACGCTTCTGTAATAGCTTACCCCACTTGCTTCTAGCCTCAGTGTCACCGTCAAGGAGTTTACGCATAAACTTATCCCCAACAACAGCGCACTGATGAAGGTTAAGTGACTGCCGATTAACGTCACCCCTTGGCTCCCTAATCTCTAGCCAGTCCTCAAAGTCTTCGTGTTCGATGTTTAGGTTAACACTTGCAGCACCCCGTCTAACAGCCCCTTGATTGGTGGCCAGTATACTAGAGTCGTATATCTTACAGAACGGTACAACACCATCAGATGTCCCGTTACCTTTTATACTAGCACCAGCAGGTCGTATCTGGTTTATACCAACACCGACACCACCACCGTGTTTGGCGAGTAGCATCATCTCTAGGTTCTTGCCGCCAATGTCAGCTATAGAGTCAGCGACATCAATACCAAAACAACTGATTGGTAGACCCCTGTTTGTGCCTGTGTTAGAGAGTACAGGGGACGCTAAACAAAGCCAACCTTTCCATATGTACTCAAAGAATCTTTCAGCCATCTCAGGACGCTCTAAATGTGCGGCAACAGTATTAGCCACCCTCCAGTAAGCATCCCTTGGTGTCTCATCGTTAATGAGGTATCCACCAGCTATTGTTTTCTTATATACGTCTGACTCAGCCCAATTCGGGTAGTCCTTACCCTTCACCCACCTGTGACTTGACATCTTCTTTTTCTTTTTTGATTTGTTCTAGGTTTTTTTCTTTTAGGTCCTCCAATGCCTTATCGTAGTCTGGCATCATCTTGATTAACTCAAGTGTACCAACAGACATCTCAGTGAGCCTGTTGTTCTCTGTTAATACATGCTGCATGACACGAGTAAGTGACTCAACCTTCTTTTGCATTTCTATCAGTGTACTTTCTTTCATTGTATTTAATTTAATTATTTACCAAATATCCGCAAAGTCTTCTCCTTCATTCGCTTTACTATAGTCTGTCGGGCGTACCGAAAAGAAATCAGTGTGGGTATGACCACCTGTAAGATGATAAAACCAATCAAGATTAGACGCAGATTCCTCATCGTATTCAAAAGACTTTTCGTACCCAAGCTCTTTAATTTTTTCATTTGTTCTCTTTATTATAAACTGCTTTAAATCGTATGCCTTTAGGTTTTCTAGGTCACCCATCTCAAACATCTTGTCGATGTATTTATGTTCGAGTTCCATCATCATGGTCGCTGCGTTAATCACATCGTCCTTAACCAAAGGTCTTAGACTGTCATCCTCCTTACACATTTGGTTGAATAATCTACAACCCATCTTACTATGAAGCGATTCGTCTCGAACACTCCACTTCATTTGTTGCCCGATACCTTTAAGTAAATTTCGTAGCTGAAAACTATACAGAACGGCAAAAGCAGAGTATAAGCTAACACCTTCGGCAAAGGCACTAAATATTGCGAGTGATTTAGCCATGTCAGTATGACTAGAGCTATCCACATCCATGAGGTTGTTAAAACGGTTGGCAGTAGCACTTTCGTGCAGAAATCCTTTAAAGTCATTTAATCCTAATGTTTCGTTTAAGTATGAGTAGGCTACAGCGTGGATGGTTTCCTGTGACCCAAACATCATAGCCATTTGTTGTATTTCGTGTTTTGGAAACCAAGACACAACCTTCTGTGTCCAATAATCAGATACAGCACATTCAGTTTGTGCGAACCCTAGTAGTATATTACCAACCAAATTCTTTTCAGAGGCAGTAAGTTTCTCGTTCCAATCCTTTACATCGCCAGACATACTTATCTCGGTGTGTAGCCAAAAAGCTTGCGCTTGTTTCAACCAACCATCCGTGTAGTATTCAGGGTACTCAAAAGGTTTGTACTCTATTCTCTTATCAAATAGTCCCATGTTAATATCTATATATACTTAGTGATACATCTATAAATGGTACATACACTACATGTATTGTCTGTGTGTACTCATCACCATCGCTATCAACACCCTCAGATGCGTAGCTTCTAAACCCAAATAATATTCCAGGGTATAGTCCAATACTTAATTCCCAGCCTGTTTTGTCTTGCATTTTCTTTTTTCTTTTATTAAATTAATTACTACTTCACATTCTTTCTGATTCTGAGGTTTGTATAGGGTCACCCCTTTCAAGTGTTCATTTACATACCGCTTGAACAACTTCCACCTCATTGGGAATGACTCGTTAGCCCTACCCTTACACTCTATTATAAAGTCATCACCAATAAAGTCTGGTGTATATTTTATCGGGAGGATTTTTTTATTTCCCCTATCTATCATATCCCTCTTGCCGTTGGCCTGTCTTTCGTAAGAGGAACTCTCAAACATAAAACCATCTATCAGTGTAAAGGTCTCTCCCTCGTAAGCAGCCTTTATCCTAGCCTTTTTTAAGGCCATATACATATGCTTCTCAAGACCAGATGCGAACTTAATACCATCGTGTGTGACACTCCTAGCCCTTACTGGCCCCCTCTTCTTACTTCTCCTCCTCTTACGAATCACTTATGAAACTCAATTGACTTGCATCCTTCTGGTGGAAAATTTTTAAAAAACTCTTTCATTTCTTCCTGATTGCTTTTAGAATCACTTTTTAAAATTCTTTGTCCATCATTCATGTGAAAGGTAAACACACTTTCCTGGTAAGTCTTGAGTAACTCTATATACTCTTTATATGCTATCTCTAAAGGTACGGTTTCAAGCTCTTTAACTTTTTCTTGCACTTTTAATAACTCGTGTAATTTCATTTTATTTATATTTAATTTATTAATAGTAGACACACCACCCTACAGTAGTATATCAATAAGTTTATCTGACTTTCTTTTGGCCCAACAACTTACACTACGGTTACAGATGAGGCTTATATAACATTGTTTTCTGACAACATAAATAAGGTTCCTAGAGACTTACAGGAGGTTGGCCCTTATCAATCATCTTCTGCTTGATACACTCTAGGTATATCAACGCATCAGCTATTTCTTCTTGGGTGTGTTCAATCCATTCTTCGATGGATAGGTCTGCTTGGTCAACGGTCTTGCCGTACTTCTTGAGACCCTTTTCTTGTTGCCTGTCTATGATAGACTTTATGTTGGTAATAATCATAATTACTTGTTTTTTTCTGGATTAGTTGTGTTGGGTAACTTCTTTTTTTGACTAGACAAACAGTTGTAACATACCTGCTTGGACTTCAGTAGTATAGCTATTTGGTCTCCACAAACAACACATTTATTGGTCATATTAAATCTTTAATCGGTAGGAGAATACCTTTACTTGTGTCGCTGTCACCCCCTACTACATCTCTCCTTGTGCCGATGTATTTCCTGCATCGTGTCTTCAGCTCTGACAAAGATATTAATACAAATGAATGAGCAATGGCAAAGCAATAAAAGTCTGACTGTGTTGTGGATATCCCACTGGGTTTACCTCTGCTCTCATACTCTACAAACACGTTACCAGTTTCCTTAGCCCTCAAGTCATACTTAACTTCTATCTTAGAGTTAGACAGCATGTCATCAAGCTCAGACTCTTTTAACTGACCAACCTCTAGGTCGTACTTAAAGTCGTTGTTGTGTTTCATAACGCCCAGTCAAACGTCTCTACCCAGATAGGTGTCTTCTCCCCAACGTAGGCACTAAACGTGTTAAACTCTAGGTACTCTATAGCCTCCTCCTCATCCATGCCCTCCTTAACCATTATCTTGATGCACTCGTTTCTGGAGTACACAACCTTCCACAGGTTAGGTTCAAACCCTATAATAGCATCGTCAAACCCACCAGCAAACAAGACTTCTTCAGTGTCCCCGTAGTGTTCTAATATTAGTTTTTTCATTTTATTCAAAAATTATGTGTTAGTCTACACACCTGCCCATTTTCTGGGTGATGAATGAACGCCTCAAGCGCAACCTTAGCACCAGTGTATCCATTGTCTGCATGCCACCTGTCTGTGCCGCTAGGTGAACGTAAATACTCTACGGTCATACCTATGTAGTCCTTACCACTCCTAAACTTAAAGTAGTCCTTGTGGTGTATGTGGTGGAGGTATCCGTACCTGTACTTCGTCTCGTACCATATCTGAGAACTCTCGTGTGCTGACAGGTATGGTATCTGGTCTATCTTACAACCATCTCCGTGGCTGAACATCAGCATATTCTTGCCGTACCTAGTGTACTTGCGGTGGTTGTTGTCCACGTTGAAGGTAATGTTCTTGTTGTTATGGAAGTAACAGTGGACAGCATCTGCCAGCATAAACCCAGTCATGTAGTCGTGGTTAGATGGGCAGTGAATAACCTCCACATCGGCTATAGTTGACAGCATACTTATAATGTGACAGTACACACCCCTTGCTATCTTGAAGTTGTCGTACCACATACCATCGGTGTCTTGTGGCGTACCACTCGTTGTGGTTCTAGTCTTTGCATTGTCGATGTGTAGAACATCGTTACCAATGATAAAGAATATCTTATCTATGTTGTACGGTTCAGACTTGTCAATCAACTGTATACTACCCTTGATAGCTCTGTCGATAGCTATGTCAACATTATAGTTATCGTTAGACCCATCCTTTGTTGCCAGCTTACCTATGTGTAGGTCGGCTATGTCTAATACTAAGCAATGGGAGTCCTTGTTCTTCTTCCTCTTGTACTTATCAACCTTCGGGGACAGTTTCTTCATCTCTGAAATCATCTCAGTCCTTATCTGCTCGTAGTCAACAGACTCAGTGTGCTTGTAGTCTGGGTTGACAACCAAGGTAGACGTACCAGTAACCTTGTCCTTCACCCAAGATAACTTCCAGTTATCACTAGGGTTTAAGTTATTCCTGTGCATAGACTCATCCACTATGGACGGTCTTACCCAACCCTTTTTTCTAATGTATCTTGCAAAGGTGTGAACATTAATCTCATCTTCGGGATACTTTGAGCTTATGGTCTGAGCTATTGTATCTGAGCCGTGTCCAGTGTCCTCCCTCATTGACCTAACCTCTTTCTCGTACTTTGAGTATTTACTTTTCATTTTGTTTCTTTAAAAATTTATTATAGTAATATAATCTGAACTCATATGTCTTCTTCCAAATCTCAACCTTGCCGTATGTCCCAGGAGACTTCTTAGACTTCTTGTTTATTGTTATCTCCACATGCCACCTACCCTTGCCGTAACCAGCACTCAGTGGAGACACTCCCACCCCGTTCTCAATGCACCAATAAGATGCCTTCATCTCTAAATCAGTGGGTAGGTAGTATCCCATCGGGTGCTTGTCTTTTGATTTTAATCCCAAGGCATCAACTCGTTTACACCAACAGGCTTTTCCTTCGGCACAAACTCACCACTACTCTTGTTCCAAGTGAAGTGAGCCTCCGCACCGTTCTCACCAAGATTCTGAAACTTAACCTTCAAAACCTTTGCCTTAACGGTATTCTCCTCGTAGTTTCTGTGGACTAATATTCCGTGGTAACTCGCATCGTACCATTCACCACCACCCTTGATGTTGTACATCGTAGGCTCCTCAATATTACCCTCTTGGTTTCTGTACATCTTAGTTGGATGGGCTACAATGATAACCAAAACATCGTACTTCTTAGCAAAGACCTCTATCTTAGATAGGTACTCCATCGTATACACGTTCACATCTGAAAGAGAATCGTTAGACCTTATCTTGTTGTAAGGGTCTATCACTAAGCACTTTATACCCTTACGCTTCACCAACTCAGCACCCTTACTCAACACCTCCTCAAGGTTGTACTTCTCCATGTCAATGAAGAAGAAGTTTTCATTCACGGTCTCTGCGACCTCTGTCCACTTACCTGTGTTGATGTCATTAACTGTAGGCATACTACCCCATATCTTACGCATTAACTTATGTGCGTGTAAATACGTTGGAGCATTCTCAGGAGACGCAAAAGCAGTCTTCCAACCATACAACTTATTGTATCCCACAACCATTTGGTCAACAAAGTCAGACTTACCACTACTAGGGATGCCAGTAACAGTAATAAACTGACCAGTGTATGTACTGAATATGTTATCAAAGTTTTCCAAACCGATTTGGTAACCCCTTTTAAAACCATTCTTAACAAACTCAATAACCTCATCCTCTATATCGTTAAATGTTACTACGTTTTCTAATGGGACTGGCTTTGCGGTCTTCAGTATAGAAGACAAAGATGTTGCACCATACTTTATTAGGTACTCGTTTGCGTCCTTGCAGTCACCGAAGTCAACAACCCAAGAAACCTCTGCACCAAACCTTCTAACCAACTCTGTCTGTAAGGCTATACCAGCCTCATCCGTATCAACGGCAATAATTATTTTCTCCTTATCCTCAAAGTAGTCGATGCAGTTATCTAGGTAATCTAGATTATTTGTATTCAGTGTTGCACCGTTTGGTACACTCACAACGCTCTTGAAGCCAGACTCATGTATTGCACACACATCCATCTCACCCTCAACAATGATAACACTGTCGTGTCCAACGGTGGCATCTATATTATAGAACACCTTCTCTGCACCCTTGTACAGCTTAAAGTTTTTCCTACCGTCACGATACTTCACGTTGACCAACTCATCACCAATGAAGTAGTTAAATTGTATTGTGTTTTCCTCCTTACCAGTCTGTGGCATCCACTCGACACCCTCAGTAATCATTAAGTCATCTAGGGTTTTCTTTGATATGCCACGAGACTTAAACCAAGACTCAACCTTTGTGCTTACAGACTCAACCTCTATCCTTGGTGGCTTCTCATAAAACTTAGTGACCTCTCCCCTACGCTCGTAGGTGTGCAACTGAAAGGAAGTATCGCAGTTGTGGCATGTACCCAACCCCCTCTCCCAATCATATGAGGCGCACTTTAGCTTTCTGTTTTCGGGCTTTCGGGTGTGAGAACACAGAGGACAAATCCCCTGTGTCTTCCCCACTTCTAGACCGTACTGATTGAACTTGTCAATCTTAAATCCATTGATTTCACCGTCTAAAACCTTCATAGTTAGAACGGTAAATCATCGTCCTCAATTACATTAGCCTTTGGCTTCGATGTCGGTCTCTCACTCAAACCACTGTCACCCTCTTCCATCCACACAATCTTGTGGTTACCGAGATATACCAATGCCTCCTTCGCCTCACGCTCCTCTTTAGACTGATTAACGGTTAAGGCTCCGTTGTTTTCAAACTGGTCTGGCTCGGTATTAATTAAGATTTTGTAAGGAAGGTATGTACCCTTCTTACCCTTGTACAGCTTATCCTTCGGGATGTCTGCCACGTTTAACCTACCTGTTGCAATTATCTTCATAATAAAATAAATAAAAAATTAAATAAAAAATAAAAATTAAAGTGTCTCTGTTTTCAGAAACTGTTCGGGGTCTGTGTCCCCAAGTTTAAAGAACAAATCGTAGTTTAGATTGGCTTGCTCAACCTTCTGCTCACCACTATGGTAGAACGAAGATGAGCAGTCGTAAACACCAACCTGCAATGTTGTTTTGTCGATGACAATAAACACAAACTCGTAACCCTCAAAGAGCTGAGTGTATATATATGCCTGACTATCGTAGTTGTACTTGTATGCACTAGACCTGAAAGATGATATATTACCCGTGGTCTTGAGGTCTATAATCATCTTATCGTCATGGTTGATAATGTCTGCCTTACCCTTCCACATATTACCACCGATGTTGGTCACGTTAGGTACTTCGTACTCCACATCACCATCACGAATTAAACCCTTACAGACATCGTTACCTAGAAGTCTGTCTTGCATTAACTCAATTTGGTCCACCTCGTGCTGCAACAAACACAACTCACCCTCAGACATCTCTTTATATGCCTTGGTGTTCCGTGTCGATGCCTCAATTATTCTGTACTTCTTTAGCTTGTCTGGCTCTAAGATGGCGGTATGAAAATACCCCCCAACTAGGAACGCAGCAGTCTTCTCCATGTCCTGACCAAAGGCTAGTGGATTATTGAGTAATGCGTTTATATCCGAGTTAGAGAGGTATTGTTTACCGAACTTTCCGTAATAATCCTCGTCATTACGGAGTCTGTCTATAATTTCTGTTTGCTTCATGATAACAATAGTTTTTCAACATCACTACTGATTTCATACTTGAGCTTGACGGTGTCAATACTGTTACCCTCAGCTATGTATTTCTTTGCTGCCTCAAACTCCTTTGTACCTTGAGTCAACTTCTTTTTAGTAGCCACCTTCTTGGTAGACTTTCCGTGGTCGTTAGTAGCATCGGAATCTTGTGTATCGTCTATAAGAAGTAGATTACCAAGAGCATACTTCTTGCCGTAGCTTGATGCACTACCAAACTTCTGTGGCATCTGCATACCCTTTTGGTCTAAATCGATACCAACAACCGCAGTGGCGTGAATCTCCTTCTCACCATCTGTTATGGTTGCAACACTCTGAATTACTGGTACACCTAGAACCTCTGTCAACTCCTCGCTAACACGAACCGTTACGTCCAACTCTAGTAGGAATGGCTTGATTGCCTCTAGGATATCCTCTGCTGACCTGAAGTAGTATTTCCCAAAGGAATTGTATCGGGTCTTTTTACTGTGAAACTTAGCCTGCATATAAGCCAGCTTCTGATTTAATGATTTGGTTTTCATAAAAAATAAAATTTAATTAATAATAAAAAAGCCCAGCTAAAGGGTTGCAAAACTTCAACTAGGCTTTTTGATAAGAGAAAAATGATATTCGGTTTGCAACCTTTGTGAGTACAAATGTAATCAATTATTCAAACAACAATAGATTTTCTACATTTATTTTTTGAATTATCTTATCTATGGCATACCTCTTCATGGATGAAATCTTAGAGTGACCTGTAATCTTATCCATACCGAGGTATCGAGATATAGCCTTAGCACCTTGTCGTTGACAGTCTAGTCCATAGAATAGTCTAACGATGTGATATTCATCAAAATTGAGTATTTGTTTCATTATATTCAACAGATAAGAGTTCAACATGTCTATATTATATGTCTTATCAATCTCAGGTATATTATAAAACGGGTTACCACTAGAACTATCGTACTCGTCAATACTCTTAAACACAGAGTTAAATATCAGCTCAACGCCATGTCTTGACTTACGAATCTCGTTCTGACGATACTCCGTAATCTTCATTGTGCCTCTATTGTTATCTACACTACGCCTTATCGCACCCTTAATTCTTTTGGCTAAGAAGGACTTAATGGACCTCTCAGGGTTATCCTTCTCCATAGATACGTCAATGTCTAGCTTCTCAACTGCGGCTATCAGTCCCATTGAGCCATACTGAATCAAGTCCATGATGTCTAGTATACCGCTTGATGTGTCGCTTGTATTAAACGACCTAGCAATACTCTCAACCATCGGTAGGAATTTGATTATCAATTCCTCTGTTGTATACTCTGTCCAAGGCTTGACTGGAGGTTGATTCTCTAGTATGTCTTGTTTGTACCTTTCGTAATTCTTTTCGTTGTAGTTCTTCATCCTTCAGTAATTCATTGAGACGCTTCATCTCCTCTCGCATCTCGTCATTCATTACCTTATATAAGGTTGGTCTACTACAGTTTATATCCTTCGATAAAGAAGTGATTGTAACCCTACAGTTAGACTGATGAATATACTGCATACAAGTGTAAATGTCATCAATACTTAAACGATTAGACCTACCTATCAGTTGCCCCACTATTCTCCTCTTCTCGTGCCTCTCAAGACCACAACCAACCTTGAAGATTACCTTACGAATCTTGTTGGGTGGACACCTATCACTATCATCTTTATATATATTATCAATCATCTTGTCAACCCTAGACTTATCCATGTTAATCTTGACAAAACCATTGTCGATGTCTGCAATAAATAAACAGACCTCACGGAAGTCTTTGTACGAAAGTTCATTGATGTACTTAATAACTGATATATGCCAGTAGTAACTCTTGTAGGACACGATTAAGTTCTCTGTGGTGAATAGTTCATAGCACTCGTGTGTGCCGTTCTCATAATACCAACCCCAAGGGAATGTCTCGGTTGGTTTATCGCTTGGGTAACGCCTTGTGACGATGCGTTTATCCCATAGCCATTTAACTCTTCGATTTGATTTCATTGGTTTAATAAAAGTGTAAATATAGTAAGTTGTTATTATATATTAAGTTACTAAGTTTACACTTTTTGAAAATTAAAGTGATACAATACTCTTTATCTCCCTTTTTCGGGGGTATAATTTCATTAAATTATTTACTGCATTAACAGAATCATCTGCCATAACATAGTCAACCCTTACTGAGTTACCATTAGTCACAGATGATGTGATTTTAAATTTCTTCATGTTTAGTGGTTTTAGGATTTTTTAAAAAAAAAATCTTTGTCCTTATGTTACATAATTATTTATTGAGATTATTTTTCTCTTCCTCTAACTTCTTAATCTTCTTGTGAATTAAAGAAGCAGTCTCATACTCCTCCTTCTCAAGATTAATTGCAAGTAGTTTATTAAGTTGTTCAATCTCATGATTAATACTCAACTCTTCATACTCACCAAACTGCTTCTGGTCAAAGAACATTAAGTAAAAACCTAGTTTGTCAATCATATCCTCACTAGGTTTTGTCAGTTCATCTACAATATATAGTGCTAACTTCTTCAATTCTTTGTCTGTCATCATATAAATATTAATGTATCGTCAATCAAATGATACTTCTCTTGATACTTCTTCAGAAGTTCTATGTTGTAAGGTTTGACAATACCATCAGACAATGCATCGTTAAGTATCCTTATCTCTGTGTCATTTATTGCAACAAGAATATTATTCCTATGCTTCATAAGTTTAAATATCTCTGTAATTACTCTCTTTATCTTTTCCATAATTTATTAATATAGGTTCTTATATGTCTACCCAAGTCACTATCGTTTGGGTAATCTTTTTCCATCTTTACTAACCTGATTATCATTCTCTTGACAATCTTCTTACAAACATCTTTATCCATATATCTCATCGATTACCAATTTATACATCTTTTTGAATACCTCAACCTTAATCTCTAGACTAAGATTCTTAGCATCGTCCTCTGATTTTACATCAAATCCAACACCATTCAATTCACTCATGGTGAAATTAAAGTCTCCTCTTGAGTTAAACCATTCCTCTGCTATCTTAGATGCAACCTTGTCTTTAACCATTATTTTTTTGTTTGGTGTATATATTTAATCACGTTCTTTTTTGCCTTTGATAGATTACTCTTTGATGTACCTTCAGATATGTTTAACATACCTGCAATCTCTCTGTGGTTGTAACCTTCAATAAGGTATAGGGTTATCGCTCGTTTGTAGCTATCTGAGAGGCTCTGTATTGCCTCCAATACCATCTTGTGAGGTATCCCCTCACCATAGGTTGTTTCAACCTCCTCAGAGCCTTTAAATGAGTTTACTTTTTCGGTGTCATAAACCAACTTTGCCGATGTTTTTCTTCGGTATCTGTCTATTGCGGTGTTGATAACGATTCTTTTCACCCAACCCTCGACTGAACCTGTTGAGTTATATGTGTGCTTATTCTTTAATACTTTCAAAAAAGCCTCTTGGACACAGTCTTCCGCATCTTCGAGGCTTTTAAGGTATTTGTAAGCCACCCGAACATACATCGAGTGGTTTTGAAAACATACGTTTATCTCATCATTCATG